ATAGTAAGTTCAGAAGCTTTGGATGTAATTAAAGAGCGTATCGCCTCGCACAAAGTGTGGGGCGTTCGTGTCTTGACCAAACCAGCTGGTTGTAACGGCTGGAAATGGGAGTTAGACTATGAAGATGCACCAAGCTTTACAGGTGATTCAATTTACTATGAGTGCATAGCAGTTGACCCACAAACATTATCAATGGTTGAAAGAATAGAAATAGATATGGATATTGACGGAGTGCAACAACAGTTCATTTTCAATACACCATTATCAACAGCTCAATGCGGGTGTGGAGAGAGTTTTGCTCTTTAAGTGCCTTCTAAACAAGAGGAAATATATGAAAATATCAGTAGAGGGTTTAGCCCTTATCAAAAAATTTGAAGGCTTAGAACTTAATGCCTACCAATGTGCAGCAGGTGTTTGGACAATTGGATATGGTCACACTAAGGGAGTCTTTGAAGGACAAACAATACAAAAGGCAGAAGCAGACGAAATGCTCGTAGAAGAAATGGACGAATACGAGAAAGCTGTGAATGATGCCGTCACAATTTCAATAGACCAGTGCATGTTCGATGCACTAGTATCATGGACATACAATCTCGGTCCAAGTAATCTAAACGCAAGTACAATGTTAAAAGTTCTCAATTCAGGGGATTATGATGGCGTGCCTGAGCAAATCAAAAGATGGAACAAAGCTGGTGGCAAAGTTCTCGAAGGACTTATCAGAAGAAGGGAAGCAGAAGCATTATTGTTCCAAGGCAAGAAATGGGATGAAGTTTAGATTCTCAGAAGAATTATTATTAAAAGCGGCTGCTCATGCCGAAGAAAGAGGGATGACCCTTGATGAGTATATAAAAGAAGCAGCAGAACTTGCTCAAGAACAACAAAAAAATGGACAAACTCAAGAAGATGTTAATAAAAATATGGACTAAACTAAAAGCCTTTTGGTTTTGGTTAAAAAGTCTATTCATAACCTATTATAGTTTAAAAGTTAGCTATAATGCTACTTGGGGAGATGCAGACGATCAAGAGTTTATAGTCAAGAAGTTCATTAAAAAGCAACCTAAGTTCATATCCTTTATAACAGAAGAAGGAGAATTCGTAGAGATTAGTGGTGCAGATGGCTTAAATTACAGGATACAACAATTATGAACCAACTTTACATAGGTGTTATATTAGTACTAGGATTCGGTAGTTATACACTCTACCAACAGAACCAAGTATTAACAGCAAATAACGCAGCACTGGAAGGTGCGGTTGCTACACAAGAAGCAGCAATTAAGAATATGCAGAACGATTTTGCTCTGCAAACAAAACAGCTTGGAGACTTACAGAAGAAGTCACAAGCAACACAGTTAGAGATGAATAGATACTTAGACATCTTTAAACGACACAATTTAACAAAACTAGCAGCAGCAAAACCTGGTTTGCTAGAACCAAGAATAAATAAAGGAACGAAAAATGTATTTGATTCAATCGAAGAAGTTAGCCGCACCATTGATAGCCTTGATGATGGCGTCGAGTTGCAGTCTACTCCCAACTAAGCAGATAGAAGTAACAGCAAAACCAATGGACAGACTGATTACTCAGCCTGTACTACCACGTGAGATAGACCTCAAAGACCCTATGTGGTATGTAGTAAGTGATAAAAACATTGAGGAGTTTCACGAAAGATTAACAAAAGAGCATGGACAGATAGTATTTGTAGCTATGTCTATACCAGACTATGAACTAATGTCATACAACATGCAAGAACTAAAACGATATATTATAGAACTCAAGGAAGTCGTAGTATATTATGAAAAAGTAACAGACCCCGAAGCATTGAACAATGTGGAATAAAGTTATACAATATTTAAGAGACTGGCACTACTATAGAGTAATGAATAAAGGTGCTAAGTTTTTCGATAAAAACCCAGTAGTTCAAGGACGATTTGAAGAAGTCGAAGACTGGTTAGAACACATGGAAGATAGGATAGCGAACATAGAAGAACATACAGGAATATGAATGATTTTATATGGATGCTAAAACCTATAACAGATAGAGGTTGGATAATTAGAGAGGAAGCAATCCTCATAGACGCAAAAAGAGCAGGGGTCAAAAATGTTTACAGAGCTAAGAGAGCTATTACAGAAAGACGTAGTAGATATAACTTTTATATCAGACAATTCACATAAAGAGTACACAATACCATGTACCCTTATGGAGTCACTCACAAGTAGTAGAGTGAACCAACAAATCAATGACACCATAGTGTGTTATCGACTAGATGAGAAAAAATGGGAGGACATTAGGTTGAATTCTATAGTATCTTATCGAGGAAGTCCCTAATCGAAGGGCAAGGCTCTTTACAGAGCGGAGAATATTATGTTAATGGATTTAATAGGTACAGTTACTTTAATAGTAACAATTGCTAGTTTAATCGCGGCGTCAACACCGACACCAAAGGATGATGTATGGATGGGCAAATTCTATAAATTTATAGATATGTTAGCATTGAACATCGGAAAAGCGAAGGAAAAAGGCAATGTCTGATGAGAGATTCAGTGGCGATATGTCACGAAACGAAGTAGAACTAGACCTTAATAAATTTATGGCAATGGTCACTGAAATTGGTGAACTAAAAGCTAAAATTATGGACTTGGAAAATGACAAAGAGCCAGAAAACCCTTACCAGAGATGGATATGGTTATCTAGTATGATAGACGCTTGGAGAATTTTCCCTAGAATGTTTCTTACTGTATACATAGTATTACTTTATAAGTGTACTATATGGTTTATGGAACTTCCAACACCAACTTTTGAGCAATCAGGTTTAATATCTGTTGTAGTCGGAGCGGGTGCTGCATGGTTTGGACTCTACGCCGGAACGGCAAAAGACAAGATAAATTCTAAGTAGCAAAAAATAGTTCTTGACATCTGTTCATAATTTTAGTATAATATACATATGAAAAATACAGAACACCAAGAACACAAAAAAGTAAATATGTGGAACTCAGAAACCAAAACTTTTGAGGTCTACCATTACGGAGAGTGCAAACACTGCGGGTCTAAACTTCACAAAGATAGTGGAGAATGTCCTCAGTATAAGTGCTGGATTGCGTAATGAATTTATTTTACTTAGATGAAGATTTAGATAAGGCAGCCCAGTATCATGTTGATAAGCATATTGTCAAGATGCCACTAGAGGCTGCTCAAATCTTATGCACTACTATATGGATAGATGAATTACTAGGGTTCGTTCCTCGAGCTCTTAACGCAGATGAGAGAGAAGTGATGAATAAAGCTAAAGCTGAAATCAAGCATTTACCTCTTGAGGAACGTCCCTACCCCTACCTACCAATGATGTACAATCACCCCTGCACTATCTGGGCAAGGGAATCATTGGATAACCATGAATGGGTTCATTGTTATGCTAACGCATTGAATGATGAATACCATTATCGTTATGGAAAATTACACAAATCAGTAGAACAAGTAGTAAATAAACTACCTGACCCGAAAAATTTACCTCGTGTTGGGTTTACCAAATTCGGCATAGCTATGCCTGAAGAACTACGAGACTATGATAATCCTATACAAAGTTATAGAGACTATTATCATTTAGATAAAGCAACATTTGCAGTATGGTCGCATCGTGATAAGCCTGACTGGTGGAACGAAGATTATGCTGATTACGAAAAAAGGATAACGAGATGATAGAGATTTATGGAAAAGATAACTGCCCTTATTGCGATATGGCAAAAGGTTTAGCAGAAAGAAAAGGCTTTGAAGTAGTATATAAACAACTAGATGTGGACTATGGTTTCTCAGAAATGAGAGATAAATTTCCTGGTGCTAGAACCTTTCCTCAAATAATTAAAGATGGGGAATATATAGGTGGCTATGCCGCACTGGAGGAGTTAATTGGTTGATTATAAATTTAACGAAGACATAGTACTAGCAAACGTAAGAGAGTATATAGACAAAACTTATAAACAACACTATGGTACTAGCAAGATTCAAACAACAGAATTTGTATTTGATGCAGGGCATGGCGAAGGATTCTGTATAGGTAATATAATTAAATACGCACAGCGCTATGGTAAGAAATATGGAAACAATCCTGACGACTTACTAAAAATAATACACTATACAATTTTCTTATTAGGGGAACACGAAGAAAAAGATGGAACATTTACTAACAGATATGACAACGGTAACAAGTCTTGAACAAGTAGTAGTAATATTCTTACTATTACTTCTTAAGCATACAGTTGCTGACTATCTTCTACAGAAGCCTTGGAAAGATAAGGGAACATATGGCGCGCGTGGCGGTTTAGTCCATGCAGGTCATCACATAGTTGGAACATTTCTTGTATTAATATTCTTTTGCGATTGGTTTACAACGCTATATTTAGCATTTTTAGATGGGTATATACATTACCACATAGATTATGCAAAGAATAATATTAAAAGAATATTTAAACTAAACAACACACATACACTATATTGGGGATTACATGGTTTAGACCAGTATCTCCATATTTTAACTTATATATTAATGATTTACATACTAGGAGTATAAATGGCGATAAAGACCAGAAAGCACGAAAATTTGACAGAAACTAACGTACAGCATGTAATAGAGTTGTTAAACGATGAAAAGCCTATCACTAAGAAAGAGGCGTGCAGCATACTAAATATAAGTTATAACACTACAAGGCTTAATAAAATTATTGAAGACCATTTAGACACTGTAGCTTATAGAGAAAGACGCAAGTCCCAGAACAAAGGGAGAGGCGCAACAGAAATGGAGATTAAACAAGTAGTAAACTTCTACTTGGATGGAGCAAATGTATCTGATATAGCCAAAGGGTTATATAGGTCGCCTGCTTTCATCAAAGCAATAATTGATAGAGTAGGTATTCCACAGAAACTTGCTCAAACCGATTATGAAGGACGTAGAAACGCAATGCTACCTGAACAATGTGTAGCAGATGAGTTTGAGGTTGGAGAAAAAATATGGGCAGTTCGACAGAACTATCCAGCACTTGTTGAGAGGGAGTTAAGACCTGAGCAAGCTGAAGAAAGAGGATATAGATTATACTTGTGCTACACTATAGAATGTAGCCAAGAAGACCTTAAAGGTAGTTATTTTCCTCACTTAAGTTTTGCAGGTAAGAACTATCCTTTGGCTACCTATGAAATGGGTAAGCTAGAACATCTGCAAAAGTATTTATAAAAGGAGACTAGGATGGAAATATGGCAAATTATTGCCGCGATATACCTTTCAGGGGTATGCGCTGCTATGTACTCAATATGGTGGCCGTCTTATAAATTAGTAAGGCAGATAGCACCACATAATATAATGATAGACAGACCAATTTTATCGACACTAATAGTATTTTTTATATTTTTATTGTGCTTTCCATTATTAATAATAACATTTATCGTACCAAACAGGCTTGAAGGATTTATTCGAGG